CTGAATGAACTTCTTGGCCTTCTCGGTCGCAGTAGCGGTAGACGCAACCTCGATCACGGTCTTGATGGTATACAGCTCGTGATCAGTCCAGATCGGACGGATGCAGTCCTCCTTGATCTTGTCATCGTCATCGCCAAGGCGGCCATCACCAACCAGAAACGCACGAGCGAACTCCTCGTCCAGCATCAGGCGCATCTCGCCCTTGATCCACGCAAGCACATTAAAGTCAGTGATGTCGATCACGTCATCGCGATCAATCTTCTGCTTCTTGTACACGGTGGTCGGCGGAGTGGAACGCTTGAGCAGGGTGAAGACCTCTTCCTTCTTCAGCTTGCCCTTGATGTAACCCTTCGCACGGGCCTCATCAGCGGTGATATCCGCAAACATGCTCTTGATACGGCTGAACGGAGTGCGGTGGACGCGGGACATTACCTTACCAACCCAGCCCTGATCGCGCATGATGAACTGCGGCATCTGGGTCACGTTACGGCCGTCGTCCTCGACATACGGGAACAGATCGCCGATCTTCTCGATGCCGTGTTCAATCGCGCTCTGCTTCAGGCTGCCAAGGCGCTTTCCGTCCTTGAAAAACTCCTGCATCTCGCTGTGGGTCATCACAGAGCCGTCGTCCTTCAGGATCTCGCCCTGCTTCATCGTCTGGTCATTCTCGAAAGCATTGTGCTTCATTTCGGTTTCCTCCTCTTTCTTCTCTTTAAGATTGCCGATGATGCCAAGCATCACGTTTCTCTGCTTTTCCGTCATGGAATCGATAACGTCCTGAACGGTTTCTTCATCTTCCGGCTTATCGTTGTGTGCAATTACCGGAGAACCGTCACTGAATTCCAGCTGATTCTCCTCATCCGGGGTGGTAATTACGCCATCCCAATTGTCACTGTGGACCATCACGGAATCGATAAGTGCGCCGGGATTAGCGCCAGCCAGCACGAGGCTGACCTCTCGAATCTCGCCGTGCATTACACAGCTGCCCTGCTTTTGCAGTCGGTTGGCGCAGATGGAAAGCGAAATCACGTCGCCGTGCTTCACCAGCATCTTTGCTGCCTTGCCGCTGTCAGTCTCATTGAACGAACAATACGCATACATGTCGCCGTCACGGTGCTTAAGCAGCGCGTTACCCAGCACATTCAGCGGATCGTCGTGACAATGGTTCCAAACAAGCGGGACGACCTTTCCGTCGTTATGCTTGAAAGCATCCCTGGAAATCGTCAGGCCGTCACTGCAAAGCATGTTGCTTCGCGTCGCCCAACCGCCAAAGTCGTACTTGTTATTCTCCATTTTGATCGTTCACCTCGTTTGTCTCTCCCGAAACGGATGGTGTGCCGCCTCCGGGATCTCGAATATTTTTGTTCTTCAACTTGTCCGCTTCCGGATCGTCGCTCGGCTTGTACCCGATCTTGACTCTGATCTCGTTACTGCTCAGAATCGCGTTTCTGGTGAACTTGTCACCAACGTCGGCGAGCTGACTGAACGGGATGTTCTTGAACGGATCGCGGAAAGCCATGATCGTATGACCCTGACTTCTCGCCGTCTTCGTCAGGAACGTGCGCACCATGCCATCCACAACTGCGGATACCAGATGTTCAATCGTCCGGTTTTCGTAGTTGAGCATCGTCATCTCATTGGCCGTTCCATCCATGACGCTCTGCGTAATACCCAACTGGCCATGCAGCATACTCGTCAGGTATTCGATTTGCTTCATCAGATTGTTCTCAACCGGACGGTTCAGCTGCGTAATGCGCTCCGTTCCGTCTGTGTAGGCGATGCCGTAACGGCTGCCGGTCAATTGTTCTTCGATATCCTTACGGCGTTTCTCAGCCTGTGCGCGTCTCGTATCCGACTTGATCACATACGGAAGCTGAATAATCAGGTCCAGCTTTCCGGAACTGCTTTGCTCATCAATGACGTCAAGAAGATTGAGCTTGCGCATCAGTCTTTGCATCATCGAATTCTGTTCGTTGATCACCGCATACAGCGGATTCTCAACAATCGTGCAGCTCCGCTTGGAAACGATGATATCCTCACGAAGTCCGGTTCGCTCGTTGTACACGCGGCACTTGACCCGGTCCGGATACCATTCGAGAATCTGACCAACACGCATGGTGTAAATGTCAAAGCTGCCGGATTTGTTGATGTCATCATCGGTGTCGATTGGCACGATTGCGATTACGCCCTCGTCAAGCAAACTCATGTATACATCATGCCGGAATGCTCTGGCACTCTGGTCGATATTGGCTTCAACGGTGAGACACTCGTTCAGCGGATCGTTGACGACATGAGAAAAGCGGCCTTTATCATCAAGCTTTACATGCTTAATCTCAATGGCCGCTGCATCCATAGCAATTCGATTGAAAATCGCTGTCGCAATACTCTTGTCTCCGCCCCGTCGTGTCTTCGTCTTGGTCGGCGGGTAACTGCTGCTCATTCCGGTATATCCGTATTGCAGCGTCGGGTCTTTATTAAAAAAAACGTTCCAGGCATTCTTAATCCTGGAACCAAGCCGGATCTCCATTTTGACCTCGTCCTCCTTCATTATTCAAACGCATCCCGATTCAGCTTATAAGCAACGTAGGCGTCCATCAACGCCGCTACGGCGTCGATCTTTTCCTCGTTATGCTTCTTCATCAGCTTTCGGTTGCCGTTTGTGTCTTCTAGTGTGATGCAGTTTCCCATCGTAAAGGTCATCAAAGCCTCGTCAAACAAAAGCATCCGTTCCTCAGCAAGCTTCTTGAGCTCACCCAAAGGAACGGATTCTGTCTTTGATCCCTGAATAACTTTTACAATACCGAATGGACCGTTTTCCCTCTCCCATCGCTCGACGAAAGCCTGAGCGTTATAAGGATCGTATCCAAAGCACATCACTTCATAACCGGATTGTGTAATGTGTTCATCCAGATCTTCGTAAACATCCATCATCTCAAGCGTAACGCCGTTCATAACGATCAGGCTGCCTTCTTTGATGAATTCGTCATACTTGTTTCTTAGCGCGCTAGGTAGCTTATGCAGCGTGTTTTCCGTGATGTAGTTTCTCGTTTTCACGCCATAGCTTCCGTTACTCAGCGGAAACAGGAATGTAAACGCACAGAAGTCATCGCCGCGGGACATATCCGCGCCAAGTGCGCACGACATCTGCCAGAAGTTCCTTCTCCTGTGCGGAAGCGTCTCTTCATAGGTAAAGAAATACGTATATCCCTCCAGCGGAATACCAAATCTCTTCGCCAGAATATCGTTTCGCACAGCAGGATTGCTTTCCGCTCTTTCCACGTCTCGCTGATAAGTTTCATAGCTGACAGTCTTTCCAAGATTCGGATTAGCCTTCAGCCACACCTCAGGGTTAGCGACTTCGTCGATACTGTCAAGCTTGTAGTACCAAATCGAAATATGTGGAGCAATCTGTTCACCCTTTAGGATGTTCATCAGCTCCATTTTGATCGTATCACCTCTGCCGTTTCGAACAGTGCCCTCGGAACTGATCGCAACGATCAAATACTCAGTGTCGCCCTTTGCCGCGCCCTGTTCAAGTGCGCCAATCGGGTCTTCACGGATTTCACCAGAAAGCCATTCGTCAACCGTAGCAATCTTGCATCGCAGGCCCTGAAGCTTATCGATGCTCATCGGTCGAACTTCAAGCAGCGAATTTGTCTTGAAGTGCTCGACACCCCTCTTCGTTGAGGCCAGCATCGGGCGCATCATTCTCGATCCCTTGGTGTTCTGCATAGAGCCCATCGTGATGAACTTGAACAGCGGTCCTCTGGCTCTAGCGATAGCGGTCTTGATCGGTGAAAGTACCTCTTCAGCCTGCTTCATCGTCGGAGCTGTCGTCACCTGATGCGTTGTCGAGGTATCAACGACCAGATAGTATGCATGCAGGCAAGCTGCGTACATCGATTTGGCTGCACCTCGCGCAACGATCAGGTATTGTTTGACGGTAAGCCTACGCTTTACGCGCTTCTTCACATACCGTCCGCCATGACCATCCGGATTTGGCTGATAAACGCTTCTCTCAACGAAGTAATACCAGCAGAAAATCTGCTCACTCCATAGCTTGAATGAGTCAAGAAGATTCAGATTGCTGCCATCAGTCAGCGTCAGCTCTTCTTCACAGAATGCTATAAACTTATCGGTTGCTTTATCATCGTAGTAAATCGCGGGATTGGCAATCAGATCGTCGATTCGATTCATCTCCATCGAGATTTCGCGGTTGATCGGTATTTCGCCATTCAATACGGCATCCCGAAACATGCCGTAATACTTGGGAACGGCAGTATTCGATAATGCCATTTTGAAGTCTCCTATTTGATATTAGTCTTTATAGCTAAACTGAATATCCTGAACTTCGAAAAGGGATTCGAGACCACTTCTCATATGTTTCTTCGCATATTCTTTAGCCAACTCAGTACCAGCAGCGACTAAAACGCCTTTGACAATACGCTCTCCAGCTTTTACATAATTAGGCTTAATCATGTCTTTGTACTGCCGTTCCTTTAGCATTCTATTGATTTTCTGCTGAAGCTCATTATCCGACATTTCTGAAATCTTCTTTTTCGCTGGTTTATGACCAAGCTGAGAAGGGGTTCGTCTGATACCCCACTTCATTCCCTTGATGCCGTAATGATGAATTGAATTTTGCACTTTATTCTACCCTCCATTTCTGCCAAAAATAAAAAAAAGACCGATACACTCAAATGAATGTATCAGTTAATTTCTTCTCTCGCATCTCTAAGATCCATAGCCAGTACACATACGGTCTCCATATCAACATCATCGCCAGCGTCAATAAAATTGATCACTGTCTGCTGATCTTCAGGACTATCCCATACATCACAAATGACGCCGAGAACGAAATTATCATTATCAAAAACGGTCCTCAGCTTTTTTACAAGCTTGATTTGCAGATCAGTATAGACATACTCTTCGTTATTCATATCGATCCCTCTTTAATAATCCAGTTGCACCCTTCGGGATTTTCCATTTATCAATCACACGATAAGTATCATCGAAATGATTTTCAAACTTATAAATATGATTCTCGATTGGTCTAATTATGACTGGTAATTTCTTCTCTTCATCTGTAATATGGGTTCGAAGTTCACTCATTACCATTGCATATTCTCGAACATCGAGTCGAACCGTCTTTCGACTCTTTACTCGTTTGCCGAACAACTGTAAATTCATTGTAGCACGACCAGCAAGTTTGTCAAGCTGTTCTCTCGATCGCCTCACGCCCCACTTCATTCCTTTGATGCCATAGTGGAACAATGCTGCCGGAGAAATATAAATGTCATACCGCCTCATAACTTATTCCTCAGAGGCGACTTCAAGACACCACTCAAGCTTGTCGTGTCTCGCCTGTAACGATGTGAGCAGAGCCGCATTGTTCGGCGGATCAAATACCAACTTCACGCTCAGATAAATATAAGTAACAACATTATTCAGCTTCTTGTTATCCTGAATAAGCTGTCCCCATGTCGCGCTTTCATCGGAAATTGAAAGACCCTCTTCTGGACCAATGCCGAATCGTGCGACATCAGCAAGTGCACTGTTGATATGGATAATGATCTCCGGATCATAGTGCTTGTAAATCTCATCAGGTCCGATCATCTGTCGGATCGTTTTGAGAATACTCTCATTAAACATAAGTATCCCTCCTATCGTCTCCACGGGCATGTGTCATTTGGACGCCTGATAATCGGATCGAGAATCAAAAGATTCTCATTCCCATAATGGATCGCAGTATGTGTGTTTCGAGCACAGCAAACCATATACTTCGGATCAAGAAGAAGCTCTGTCCGATAAATGATGTCGTTCTTCGTAAGTGGATTCATATGATGAACATATACGAGACCCTCGATCTCACGATCATCTATTCCAAGATCACATCCAAGATCTCGAATGATGACGTCATGGCGAACCTCTTTCCATTCCCTGTCTGTTCGATAAAAAACCTGATTCAAATATCGTTCAAATCCAAAAGTCTCCTCTCCAACTTTTCCACCAAGTCGGAGATAACGATATCGTTCGAGAAATGTATCACGCTTTATCAGCTCGTCATATGTTCTAAGCTTCATCGTCGCCACCAAACATACTGTATCGTTTCATAGCCTCCATAGCATCAGTCATAATCTCCTCGATACGCTTATTCGACTGATAAGAATCTGTTTTTGCATCAGCAAGCTTCTTCTGAGATTTAAGCATCTCCAGCTCAACCTTTGCCTTCACTGTACCAAGTTTCAAATAATGCACAATAACCTGTGCGGATGCTGTTCCATCTCGAAGCTGCTTCTCCGCCAGATCGGTTGCCAATGATACAAGCTGGCTCTCCCGACCCTCTGGTGTAATCGCAGCATGCTTTTTCCGCGAAGTCCCAGGAGACTTAACGGATTGTGCAGTGGTTCTCATTAGAATCGTCTCCCTTCTTCACAGATTTGGTACTGTTTGTTAAGCCTATAAGGACCAAGCTGAAGGAGAAAAAAGCTAAAGAAAACAGCCTAACCCCCATAAGCTCAACAAACAGTACCACTTTTGGTTTTCAAAAAATCCCACCGGAGAAAAAATAAAGACCGGCGCGATGTAGGGAGGGGGTGTATTTTTCGACACCCTCCCCCTATACCTTACGCTACTTCTCGCATTACTTTTTTGTAAATGTTCCTGAAGTCAAGCTGAATAATCTCATCGATTGCTCTCTCAACTTCTTCATCATTTTCTTCCTGACTCAGCTGATCACTGGTTCGGGCAATGCGGCCAAGGTAATCACATGTTCCATAACCCTTCTCATTGTCAAACAACAGCCATTGAGTGAATTCCTCAAATGGATCATAAGGATTATCAAACGTTGTGAGCATGACTTCTCTTGCCATTTCGAATTCACTCCTTTCCAAGCATGTATTTATTGACTGTAGAACTGGATACACCAAGCGCTTTGGCAATCTCAGCCGTTGTATATCCACTTTGTGCCATTCTGGCGATCTTGCTCTGCTTCGCATCGCTCAGTGTGCTGGTTGTCCTAGGCATGGCCTTCTGTCTGAGGATGTCCATATCTGCATTATTGATGATTTTGGTAAGCGTATTCTCACTCACAGCGCCGGCCTGAATCGCTTCCCATTCCCGATCTGTAATCTGAATAGGCGTCCTCTTTGCGCCGAGCATAGTTCTAGCCTTGCTG